TTATTGCAAAGCCATCTCTGCACTTTTTACCAAGAAAGCCGAACGGCTAAGATGTTGTTTCTTGGCAACCGCATCGATACGTTTTACCAATGCTTCTGGCATACTGATATTAATACGCACGGATTTTGTATTCACTTTTGATATGTCGATGTCTACCAATAACCAATACCCTCCTTCAAAGCGTTCATCGCCGATCCATTGTTCGGGGCTAGAAGGCTCAGGTAATGCTATATCTTCACCGTCGAAATGGCATTCTACCGCTTCTTGTGCCATACGCTGAATATCCTGCATTTCATCAGCAGCACTAAAGCAGCCTTCAAAATCCGGGAAAGTTAAGCCATAGGCAGTATCAGGATCTTTATGAACATATACTGGATATAACATATTTACCTCCATTCCCAGCCAGCTTGTTTATAAATATTACGCAGTGTACCAATTGGCGTATCTTTTTATCATTTTAAATCTCAGATAATTCATATAAAAAGTCTGATACTTTCTGAGCTAAAATCTCATGCTCATCATGGCTTTCAACGATATCTACCATTAGATCATCCAGACCAGTTTGTTCCTTAATAGTTACACCCTGAATTTCCAAAAACGTAAGCATTACCGCAAGTCCTGTCCGCTTGTTACCATCAACAAATGCATGACCTTTTGCTAAAGCAATACCAAACCATGCAGCTATTTCGAATAAATCCTGAACATTGTTGTAATACATCTGCTGGTCAATACGGCTTAAAACACCTTCAAGCTTATCAATGTTGCAACCTTCTCGACCAACTCCTGTCTGTCTCAAAATCTCATCATGAACTGCTATAACAAATGTTGAATTAATCAGATTCATTTATATGCAAGCTCTTGGATTTCTTCTCTATGCTGCTTAATCACTCTTTTTGCGCTGTGCATAACAACACGTTTAGTCGCTTCGTCTTTTCCAAAAGAAATAGGTAAAATTTGCCCTGAAATAGCAGGACGATCCTTACGCTCATCAACATTGTAATCTTTAAGACGTTTACTCATATCTATCACCTATATGATCCCATATTGAGATTATGCCTGCTGATTTTAGCATAAAGCCATTATCTCAAGCAGGCACATTATATCAAGGTTTAGGAAAATACTTATCCTGATATTCTTCCCGGTCGCAATCAAATAGATTTGCCCAGCTTTCTGCGTGGCAACGTGCAACATGTGCCAAAGCCTTTACATCGCTACGCTCTGCTGCCTTTTCCTCAATGGTTTTACACATGACATCAAGCTGTCCGGCAACATCACTGGCAAAACCTAATAATTGGATCATGTGTTTTAAGTCTGCCTTAACCACGATGACCTGATCTTTCATTGCCATGTTCATAGTTTTGGCTCCTGTGCTTGGTGATTCAAAGCCTTTAATGCCATTTCGATTTGAGTTTCCATACCTGAAATCGCATCAATAATAATGCTATGGCTGAATCGAAAACCTAACTTGATACTTGAACCGTTATCAATCAAAAGTTTTGCTGTGGCCAAGGCCTGTGTTAATAAGATATTTGCAACATCATGAGCATCTGCGTCATCTGCATTTTGATCGGTGGTAAAAAAGTTTTCCGCGCAACCATAATATACAAAAGGTTTCGATTCTTCTGATCCAGAATTTTGCATATCAGGTATAACATGAGCTATACTATTCATCGTTGATATTCCTATATGTTGACAACTGAAAGCCCTTGATTCCTGCAAGTTTCGTGAGGGCTTTTTTATTGCCTAAATTAAACATTGTTGTTACCCAATAATTTAGAAAGTTTGGTTAAGCCTTTTGGTGTCACTCTCACCTGCTCTGAAATCTTGATCGAGCCATCGGGCATTGGAATATCCTTAACCTTATGTTCTAAATACCCTGATTTGATTTTCTCCTGATAAGCAACCCAATGTTTGCTGCCAGTACGTTTATAGATCCAATCATTCAGATTAAGCCACTTGTTAAATTTGTGTGGTTCCTGCTGTAAAGTTTTGGCTGCATCGGTTAGACATAAACTGCCGTCTGCTGTAGCGATGCGATCAAATGCATCTATGGTCGGTTGCATGACTTCGACTTTCTGCTCTAGTTCAATGACTTTCTCTGAATAGGTCAGTAATGCGTTACGTAACAGGTTTGGATTAGCTAGGAGTTGCATTGGGTCTATTGGTTTATTGATCTGTGCTTCCAGTTCTTGCCAACGTACATTGATTTTATGCCGTGCATTTACGTCATAACCTGTCATCAAAGTGATGCTTAGATTTTTATTCAACAAAAACTCAGATGTATAGCCACGATTATCTTTAAGCTCTTGATATTCTTCATGACTCAATATTGAGTCATCTAAGCTACCAAGCATTTGACGAGTATCACGAACAACATTGTCATGTCGTTTACCTGTTAATTCTGAAATTTCACGACTAGACATGAATTTTACTTGTTGCAGCTTTGTTAACGCATTCATTTTCAAATCTCCATTTGTTGCTTAAATTGCTTAATCGCTTTCACGACTAAATAATTCATTGAACGATCATGCTTCACAGCTAATTCTTTAAGCCAAGCATGTAATTCAGGCGGTATACGAACTGCCATTTGTGTATCTGATCTTGCCACAATTTGTTCCTCTTGTGCTATTACGGTACTAATGTTAGCACCGTACTAATATTGTGTCTAGTACCGTACTATCATATTCTTATAAAAAATTTATTTGAGTTATGTAATGGCTAGAAATGACCCTCAATTCAACTTACGTGTACCTGTTGAGCTTAAACAAAAAGTTGAAGAAGCGGCTAAAGAAAGTGGAAGGTCTATTAATGCTGAGGCAGTGTACCGACTTGAAGAAAGTTTTATTGAAACAATCCCTGCTGAAGGACTTAACCAAATCGTTGCTGCCTATCTTATGGGAATGCATTCTCGTTACTTGTCTGAAAGAGATGATTTAGTGGCTATGTTGCAACAGAAATCAAATAATAGTGAATTAAAAATAAAAATCGAAAAATATGATCTTTTGATTTCTGAAATTAGATCTAATGCAGAAAGACTATTTCCTAATGCATTTAAAAAAAGTGATGAAAGCTAACTTTATCTTATTTCAAGAAAAAAAGTCTTAGGATTTAATAAATGAATGGACTTCGATTATGTTGGATATGCGAAGAAAATATTGCAGATACATCAGAACACGCTTTAAAAAAAACAGATATTGTTCGGGCTTATGGCAAAGGCTCATATCGCAACTTAAATGAAAAGCAACCCATACACTTTAAAAATGGTAAAGAAACTAAATTACAAGGTGCTAACTCTGATATAATTAAAAATCTAAAAGATTTATGTAAGCAATGTAATAATACTCTGAGTCAGCCATATGACCGTGCATATGACAAATTCATTGAATATGTTTTGAATAATAGTGAACTAATTTTAGAAAGACGCTTTATTGATTTTGAAGAAATATATGGAGAAGATTTTGCTATTCAACAAACTAATTTATTTAAGTATTTCATAAAGTCTTTTGGTTGTAGAGTCTATGCAAATCCAGATTTTGTGGTGCCAAGAGATCTGGTTAATATATTAAAAGAAGATTTAGACCATTTTCAAACACGCTTAAAAATCACAATGAGTATTAGCACCGCATGTATCAAATTATTAGGTGAACAATGCTTTGATTTTATTGGAAAGACAGACATGAATTATTATAATATGTCTGATTATCCAAGTCAGTATGGTTTTAGTTTTAAAGAGCATGTTGGCTGGTTATTCATCAATTATTATTATCTTATCGATATTGAACCGCGAAGCGGTGTTGAATGGGTCGCTGACAGAAAAGTTATTTTTTTAGGTGAATTATAAAAAGCACCGTGATGAACTTCACCCCAAAAGTTGGACACTTTTAGTCTAATTTAAAAGATGCTTTTCTATAGGGCTGGCACTCACTACTTAATAATTCTTTAATTGGACCAAAATAATCTCTATATGAGATTTGATTTTCACCAACTGCTTTTATTGTATCTTGAAGTAATTGATCTACAATGCTTTTCAATTTAATATCAGAGTCATAATTATCATGTATCTCAAAAACCATATCAATTAAACTTTGAAAAAAACTATCAGCACTATTCAACATTTCTAATGAAATAATCTTATTTCCTTTAAAATCTCTTACTAAACCATGATGCATATTGTTATTTGATTTTAATTTATTGATTAAATCAATAAACCTCAAAGACAATTCATCACATTTTTTTCCAAAAAAATTAAGCTCATCATCATTTTTTAAACATCTAAATTCAGTAGTGATTGCCATTAATTCTTCTAAGCAATTTTCTAGTTCTAGAATAACAGTTAGAAGATTTAAAGATACTTCCTTATTAACTTCATACTTCTTTTGAATTCTCCAATCACTAAAAACCCAAATAGCGACAATAGGTGCGAGAAGATAGGTTGCCCAAATAAATATATTAATAATATCAGATTTATTTGAATTACTTATCTGATTTCCTGTAAACTTATATAGCATCAATCCTAAAAGACATAGTGAAATATATACACAAAACATCATTATAATTGCTTTATACTTAATTAATCCTTCAGTATCTTGTCTATTGAAATATTTTTTCAATTTCATATCAATATCTTTCGCAAGATCTTGTTTTTGCCTTAATTTTAAAAGTATTAGCAAAAAAAATAATATAATAAATTTCATATAAATATTAGAACTAACAATCATTAAAATAAATTTATTGATGAAAGCAACCAATAAAAAAATAGATATTATTAAAAAACTCAAAAAAAACCCAAGTAATAAAGTCAAAATTAAAATATTAGAAATAAATCCAATTGAATAAGAAATATCATTTCTTTTATCCAACTCTAACAAATCATATATCAATTTCATATAGTGCTTTAAATTCCAATTTAAACTACATTTAAGATATTATAGTAAAATTAAATATTATCAATACACTTAGGAATATATTTCCCATGTACTTCTTTTAAGTACTTCTGAGAACTTTCTTGTGTGACTTCATATTGCAGATGCTGATTAATAAACTGTAGCTTGGCTCTTGCATTCGCAATAATTTCAGACCACGTTTTAACCCATACTGTAATATTCTGCTGTGAAGAATCATGTATTAAACCCTTTGGTTTATTTCTTTGATTAGATTCTTCTTCCGCATAAGCATCCAACTCATTAGAAATAGCGAGGAAAGTCCACTTGGCTGGAACATTATGAAATCTTTCATCCATAGCAACAGCAGTGGCATATTTTTTGATTTGAACAATGACTTCAGCATCAACTTTTTTGGATGGTCGTTTTAGCTCCACAACCAAGTAATCAAACTCTCCATGACGTGTTTGGTTTACTTTACTTAGCATCAAATCAATACGCCCTGTTCTACCATCTGAGAGTAGTACTGGATCAAAGCTTTCTATTGTATCTTCACGATCGCCTAGTTTGGAGATATGCTTTTTTAGTACCGTTTCTAAACGTTCTTCAGATTGAGATAAAGTAAAATTTTCATCAAAAATCCATGCTTCATTTTCAAGCATTTTATGTAATTGGTCTCTTTCAGTGAAGATTTTCTTAGTCTTGTCCCCAAATAGAAGACTCTCTAATTCATCTAGGAAATTTAACCTGTTTGCCACAATCGTTGCAGATGAAATAATTGAAGAAAGTTCAGTATTGTTTAATAATTCTGCCAATTTATCTTGATCCTCTTTGCTTAAACCCAAAACTTCAGTAATAATTTTTTGAACAGATTCTGGATTTTCTGTAATAGCTTGAGCAATTAGTTTAAACATAAATTTCTTAGATGTCGTTTCAGTTTTATCAAAATTTGGTAAAAATGTTTGTACATTCACAGCAAGAATATCAAACACCTCTTGTTCAGCTTTCTCTACAGAAGTCAGACTACTTTTATCTTTATATGGGTAAATATCTTGATCTTTCCACTCTTGAACAATACCACTATATTTTTCTGAAATTCTTTTTCTAAAATGTGCCTGAATAGTCGTTATTGCAATATCAATGATAGTTTTTACTGTTGGTTCGAGTTCAGCTAATCCTAATGTCCCTGTATTTTCTAATTCTTGAAAATATTCACTTTTTAAATATGCAGTAAAATTAAAACCTTTCGCTTTAATTCTATTTTTTGGTTCGTATTCATTTAAGGAGATACCTTTTGCTGAACATAAATTGATGACTCGATCAGTTTCTATATCCCATTCAACGATAGTTAGTGTTACTGAGTGATCTGTAATATAACTACAATCTTCTGTTAGATCATAATTTCTTGAGCATATTTGAACACTTTTAGGATCTATTTTTACTCCATTAAAATTCAATTGTAAATTTGGATACTCAGTTAAAAATACTGCAAAACATTTCGTTAATTCATTTAGTGTTTTATCTTTTATTAATTCATCGGCTTTTTTAAATAAATTTGAAATAATAACTCTAGTCCCTTTTTGACCTTTATCATTATTTTCTAAATCGCTAGTTTTAAACTCCTCAATTTGATTATGATTACCAAGAATTGAATAAGTACTATATTTATTCTGATCTAAGAAAGTCGTTTCCCACTCTATATCTGCACCTAAACAAAATGCTTTAAATCGTCCTTTACCATTTTGACCATGTAAAGGGTGATGATAGTTATCTTTTTTTAATTTTTTCCATGAGTCACCAATCTCTCCAAAGTATGATGCTACATCTTTAAATGGAATTCCATCACCCTGATCTTCAACAATGATAGAGTCAAGACCCTCCATAGAATTATATTTAAGTGTTACAGTTACTATTTGAGATGATGCATCAAAACCATTCCAAATAAGCTCACTCAATGCCTTAGTTGCGGATGCTTCTGTTAAAGTTTTTATATGCCCAGGCGTTGCGACAATTTTTAACGGTTTAAAATTTTGAGTTTTTTTGTCCATGTTATTCACAATATTGACTTATATAACAAGTTTATTGAGATAATATACCCCATCATGAGGCATTGTGATATGGTTTAGCTAGATTTTTTGAACAGAACAAAAGATTGTTTTCAAAGTTAGTGGAACAATAGAAGAAGATCATATCGTGGATTTTTTATTTTTATCGCTGCTTGTTATTTTTATCATCTTACTGGTTAAGCGATATGGCTTAGATCAACCCTCTGCAAGCTTTGGGGATTCGCTCTGGTATCTATTTCTTTTCGGGCTGTTAGTTTTAGTCCTAAAAATTAGGCGATATACTGGGTGAGTCGTGATTGTCTTATGGTTGCAATCTGGGGAAATACTAGCTTTGTGCTGGTGAATTGAAGAAATTCTAAAAAAGAGTGATATATGAAAATTAATATTAATTTCGACTGGGCATTTATTACATCAGTTTTTACTATTTTTCTTTATTGGTGTGGCTACTGGTATAACTACGGTTATATAAAATATTTTGAGTATAGTATTAATGCTTTTGATATTCCAATACCTAGCATGGTAATGGACGGTCTTCTTGTTGGTATTGATAAGTTCTTTTCTTTAATTATGCTTTTTCTACTAGTTTCGCTAATTGCAAGCATTACTCTCACTGGTTGGAAGAAAATATTATTAGAGGTCTTTTCAAAACTTACATTCTTTTTCATATTTTTATACTACTTAATTTATAAACATTTTTATAAAAAAACCATCATAAATGACAATATACATAAAAATTTATCTTTATATTTTAGAACCATTTATATCATTAATGTAATTAGTAAAAAAATTAAAATAAATAATTTCTATATATCATTTAATAAAAATATTTATTCTTACCATAAAAAAAATGAAGAAAACCTAATCTATGAAAAATTTCAATTTTCTTTTATATTACATTATCTTTTATTAATTTTTCTATTGATTGGAACACTAAAATTTTTTGATGTAGGAAGTGTACTTATTTATAAAGGTGAAAAAGCTGCACAAGAATCCTTTTTAGCTACTATTCATAATAAAAAAGAGAAAAAATTTCCAAAAGTTAATATAAAGGATGAAAAAAGCCAGTACATATCATACTATCTTACAGATATATGCTTAAAAGGTTCCTGTCTTGTTACAGATATTAAAGGTAATTCAAGTATTCATGATGCTAAGGAAATTAAAGTGATTCACTAACTTAAACCATCTATGTAGTATAAAAGGAAGTTTGAATATGTCAGCATTTTTGATTATTAGTGGATTTACTCTGGCTTTTTCTGGAATGATTTTTGGTCCTTATATGTTCCACAAGCATATAAAAAATCATTATGATGCAAAGGCTGTTGGTTTGCTATCTATGTTACCAGGGATATTCTTATTTTGTCTCGGCTTCTATCTTAGATAAAAAGTTTTGACTCAAAACCACACCCAAAAGGTGAGGTTCTGTAAACATGTAAATAATGAGATGAAGCTTGGACTCCACCTACTTTAGTAATGCTAACATTATTTATTCTGCTTAGTTCCAGCATCAATTGCTTTTTTAAGCAATTCCTTGCCTGTACATTTTTCTATCGCTTCATAATGCTGTTTATCTGTTACCATATTATTCTGCTGTATCCCTACACCTTTGGTCATCTCACATTTACAGAATTTCGTGGCTTCTGCCTTGGTCAATTCTTTAGGTGCATTCGATACACAAAGCTGGATAAAGTTCTCTACACTGAGTTGTTGGGATAGATTCATACCTGCTGTATTAGCAAAAGACATACTTGCCATGCAGGTAAAAAGTAAGATAGCTAAACTTCTTTTAAATGTAATTTTCATAAATAATCCTCAGTTATCTGTTTAGAAAATATTGATAAATGAGTAATTATTATACAAAAATAAATTACATTATCATGAATGCTGCTCATGATTTAATAAAAAACAGCATTCCTTAAGTATCAAACAGTCTAAAAATGCTTATTCAACATTTAGGCTATTTTTGTTCTCTAAGCGGATTCTCAGGTTCCGCATTAGGCTTTTTCTCTGGTTTTGTATTCTCATAAGAATCTTGATCCCCTTTGTCATCATTAGATTCTTTTTGCTCATTTAATGTTTGATCTGATTTGGTAGTCATATTTATTGTCCTCGTGTAGATGATTATTTAATAAATATGACATTTGGCGTTAATAATCCATTATATTTATGTAGTGGTCGAATGAAGTAATTGTTATCAAGAAAGAACCCTCAATTGAGGGCTACACGCATCAATTATCCTTGGCAGCATACTTTAAATTGTCTGCACAGCGAAGCCTAAGCCTCGCTCACTTTAGTAGCAGTAACATTATTTAAGATTGGCAGATTATATCGACTATCTGCCGGACGTGATGTTTTGCCATACCATCGGAATTCTTGAAAGTCAGAGGGATTGTAAAGTGCGTAACACACCATATTTGACTGATTACCGCCAATACACACCAGTTTACCATCTTTGGTTTTACCAGCGACAAAACAGACATGGCCGCCACCGCTGCGGGTTTTAATCGCCACACAACCATATGCTGGTTTAAGTAACTTTGCCCCGCCCTCAGTGTAAGCCAATGCACGGTACCAGTGTTTAGGATATGCGACACTAGATTGCTTCAAACACCACGCCACAAAGACACCGCACCAGGGCGTTTCATCCTCAGACCACCATGCACCTAATGATTTAAGCCATTTTAAAATGGTTGGATTATGAGTGGTTTTGCTGGTGTTCTCTTTCAACCCGATATGTTTTTTTGCTTCAATCATCCAAGCCAGATCACCGGTTGCTGTACTTACAAGCGGCTGAATTGTAGCAAACTGATTCAGATCCGGAGCATGCAATTCCGGCTGTTTGATCTTTTTCCCAAGAACGGCCAACAGCGGTAAAACCACGGTTAAAATTGCTGCATGATATTCAGCAGGAATTAGCTGTAAGTCCATGCCATTTTGCAACAACACGGGAATCACGCCCAAAATAAAAGCCCCGATCAATGGGGCCTTTACACTTAAATATTTAAATGCACTTTCGTCTATAAACTTCATAGTTTGTCTACCTTTCGCTTAATAAAATCACTGACGACATGGGTACCAAAATAACCAATGGCACTGGCCAGTCCGACCGCAACCATCTGGGGTATTGATAACCAGTCTAAAAATGTCCAAATTCCAACCGCAAATAAACCGCACATAATTGATTCAAGCATGTCCGCTCTCCCCGTTGTTTGGTAAGTCCTGAGAATTGCCATTAAAAAAGCCATCACAAATGCTGCAATGGCTGTTTGAAATGAGATCCAGAACTTGGTTAGGAATGTTATAAAGTCATCCACAGTTTCCCCTTATATTTAAGTAAAAAATCGCCCAAAAGAGCGATTATGATATGTTGTCCAATCCATCATCGGTATCCCACTATTCACTGGTGGTCACACTGATCTGGTTTGAGTAATTCCAGGATGTTTCTCGCCATTTATCACGAGCACAGACACGCAAGTAATAATTGGTAGTCGATTGCAAGCCAGTGAATGTGTGTGAAGTGGTCGTTCCTGTCCAACTGGCCAATATAGTTTCCGGATTAAATCCAGACGTTGTACTTAGCCATACCTGATAATCTTTCAAGTCTGGTGCTGTACTGGCACCCCAATTGATCGAGATGCTGTCACCGGTTGCAGCCACATAGATGTTATCCAGCATTGTAGGAATTGGGTTACTGATGTTCAGTTCAGCAAATGTGCTGGTTTGTGCATTGGCAACACTGGCGACCCGAATCGTATAAGCGCGCCAGATACCGTCAGTTTCGGCTTCTTCCAGAGAATAGCTATAATCGGTATTGGTGGTTTCAACTTCACGCAATTTCTGTCCGTTGGCCCATATCTGGACAATGTACTTGGCTGCACCAGATACTTGCTGCCACTGCACTTTAAAGGAAGTACCTACAAATGCGGACTGCAAAGATAAACCGGCAACACCAGAAGGCTGTCCACCGTTTAGTGTGTAGCTGTATGCGGCAACTTCATCGAGCGTTTGTTCCTTAGCCTGCAAGCCGTTAAAACTGGTGAATTTAAGATAGATGGTTTTACCGATTAAGCTTCTATTCATTTGGTAAGTGAATATGGCCCGATCCAATCGCACAAAATGTTCACCCGCAGCATGTGCAAGCGGATCGGCATATCGTCCACGGATCACACCGGATAATTGATACAAGCCGCTACCCAATAAAGTGGCGTCAACATAATTGGCATATTCATTACCAATCTTGAATAAGGTTGCATCTGCGGCCGCATCAACTTGTGTTCCACTGTACATCTGGTTGTTGGTGGTATTGAGTTGTACCTGTAAAGCAGTATCTGTGGCTGTTATGGCTTGTACCAAGTTGCCATAGCGCGCAGATCCATAAATGGTACCAATTGCCTCATACGTCTGGTTATCATAACTTGCCCAAACATTACAGCCGCCCCAGTTCAAGCCACCTGCCACAGCGACATAGACCTGATTTTCACCATTGGTTAAATCCAGTGGCGGTTCAAAGATGACTGGTGCATAGACATCACCGGGTTCTTCACTACCCCCCTGATAGCCATTAGCAGATTGCAGGTCATATTCAATTGCCGATCGTGTACCAATCGCCAATTCTTCAGCCGTGATATTCAGATAACCATCTTCATCTTCTTCAATTTCCAGAATTCGGACAGGAAACTGATTCAAGCCCAGTGATGGATCGGTTAAGGTGACAATATCCATCGGTTCGAGTAAACAATGGTTCCAGCCCAGCCGAAATTCGTATTGATTACGCACATAAAGCTGACGCTGTAAACGCAGTTGTGCGGCATGCCGGGCAATTTTAGGTTCGCAGAAAAAATCGTATTTCACGCTGTCTTCTGTGCGTAAGCCGTACATTTCGATATTGGCCTGATCTTTGGCTTCGACTGTTTCGGTGTTGTACTGATTGTTACGGTTTATATATTCAATCTGCACATGGTTATAGGCATCGGTATCCCGACTGCGCTTGACCCGCACCGGTTCGTCTTCATCCATAAAATCATCATCGGTCAGATGGGCTACTGCGGTTAGATCCGGGGTGTAAGTCACACCATGATTGCTTAATACCGCATCGCCATAACTTTTGATTTTTAGCCCATCTACACTTGGTACCACCGCACAATTGACCGCCTCCACAATCTCGTTAATGATTTCATAAGCAGGTCGCTGTTCGGTAATTGCCGGACTAATCAGTAAATTTGCTGCCGTGCAATAGCTGCGAAATTCGGTTAGATCATCAATATTGATATTCGGTGCTGCACCATACCGTGGGTTTTGCATAAAATCTTCAATTACATCGGCTGGGTTTGCATCATGAATGCTATCTGAAAATGTAATCTCAGAAACGACTTCAAAGTTATGATTAGACAGGCTGGCACTATCCCCCATATCATAATTTGAAGCTGCTACATAGGCGGTAAATGGATAGTTCAAGGCTTGATCAGGATGATAAGTCTGTAAATATCCCCATGCGGCATTATGATCGCCGTTGAAAAACTCAAAATTGAGCTGATCGATCGGTTCTTGCGTAATGCCACTTTCTGTTTTAGCAATAATCTGTTCTTTGTCTTTCCAGACCAGCCCAATTTTACGCACTTTGTTGGCACATAAACCCAGCATGATTGAGGCAGAATAGGTATAAGTGGTATTTTTGGTTTTTACCCCGCCACCTTTACCACCGGCTTTTTGTGTGGTGGTGTGTGCAATTGCCTTGAAATCACCGTACCAGAACATATTTGCGGCAATACGGTTTTTACCATACACCAGATACTGTGGCAAACCATAGGCTGAGGTCTGTACCCGCATCGAATTGATCCGTGTATCAGACGTGCTGATGGTACCGCCACCGAATACGCCACCCATTTTACTGCCCCTTAATACGATAAAAGCCCGCAATTCTGCGGGCTAGACTTCCTTTAGTGCCATCACTGAGTATGACACCCTGTTTGATATAGGCATGAATGATCATTGGCCATTCCACCACAATCCCGGCATGACTAATACATTTACCAAAGTGATAAAGCACGATATCACCGGGCTGTGGATCATGTACTTCGTCACAATATTGTTTGACCCAGCCCAGATACTTTTGTTCCATCTGGTGTAAATGCCAGTCGGCAGGATATGGACGTGGATCGATATAAGGCACAAGACCACAGGCATGATAGACTTCACAAAGCAGCATGCCACAGTCTGTACCAACGCCTTTGACACGGCCTTGATGATGGTAGGGTGTGCCAAGCCAAGCGCGGGCTTCGTTGATGATGTTTTGCATAGATTTTTTGCTTAAATCGACTTCACATATTCAAACATTGCTAAGATTTCAGCGTCTGAAAAATCTCCCCTATATACACCTAAATACTTCAAGAAAAATTGTGGTGTATAGCTTGAATTTCCTTGATTAACAGCTAATTCTCCAATATTTATTGCATCAATATTTCCAGAGATTGTGCTTGCAACTGCCGCTTTTGATATTTCATTCGAAATCGATGTAATGTGCTTTAATTCAAGAGAGCTAGATACATGACATAAGATTGTAATCCATCCATCTATTGCATCAATTGTTAAAAAGGGAATTGGTCCCAACCCACTTACAATTAATTTATTTTTAAACTGACAAATTCGAATGATATGATTAGCACCATTCACTCCACCTGTACTCGCAATTCGAAAACTACTTAATACATCTCCAGCATTCCAAGCTGGCAGATAATCTGCATTCCAGTTTGTTACTTTAAATTTTATTGTAAGTAAAATTCCGTTGCTGCCATTATTACTTGAATCCGGTAGATCTGCATTAGATCTTAGATAACAGCGAGCATCATTGTTGCTTCGTGATAAGTCTAGATAATAGCCCTCCGAATCAAATCGTAAAAAAGGTCCAATTCCGCCCGAATTCCACACACCGTTACTTTTGATATCTGGCGCACTTGTTTTGCTGACGATATTGGGCATAAAAGAGTTAATTCTTGAACCCACAGTATTGTGCGCTAAACTTCGTACATCAAAAACATAGACTTGTTTGTCTGTCAAAGCTGTACGTTGTATTGCACCGGGTGTCATTGCTTCATTGGCTTTGATAATTAATGCTTTGCTCATTGGTTAATCCTCGCTTAAAATGTTGTACCAGCCAAATTCAACAAGTATTTGTTTAACTTGCTTAATGACTGCTGTTTCTGCTGCGTCATTCATATGAAGTGAATCTAAAGAAAGAGAATCAGGCTTACGATTATCGGATTGTTGTGCAAGATCATTTGATGTTGGTGTAATAGCAGTGTCTATCCATACTTTTTCTGACATTAAATATGCTTGCAGGTCATAATAGCTCTCCCCAAATTCTGTTTTTAAGAGTGAGTTATATGTCAAAACACGTGTTTTTTGATCTTCATCTGCGCCTGTATCTACAAAGTGCCCCATAACCAACACAAACTTATAAAACGGCTTACACCACTGGTGTGCCTTTTTTGTGCATTCAAAAACATAATCGGGCAAACCATAGGGCGATACACCATAATTCAAATTATTTTTCCCAATATTCAGAACACAAACTGAATTTCTAAATGCGACAGAATCTGGAATAAACTCATATTCCATAGCTGAGTCAACTACGATGTCTTCACCTACTTCATCACGCATAAACCATAGCTGTGTTGGATTTGCTGATTTATATGACAAAGTTCCATGTATGCCGAATAGCGTTCCAGCAAATGGCTTCAATGCTGATGCACCAATTCCGGCATCAATATAAAAGTTGGTTACTGTGACTGCTTGATTATCTGTTGAGCCACTTAAAATACCGCTGGGTATGAGTAACTTCGCAGGAATAGAACCTTGTCTTGCGCATATTGTTTCTGCTGTTTCCGCACCTTTCCCACCCAAAAGAACATTTATGAAACCCAAATCATTCGCAAGTTGCGCCCATTGCGTATGACTGTTTTCTATTGTAGAACTACCCCATACCGAAAATTTTGTCGTATCTGAAAATGCTCTATTTGCAACATTAATACGCTGTTGAATATCTTGAATAGCAATATTTGAAAACGTACCATTTTTTTTGACAGATAAAGATGTTGGTACATTATTAATATCAGTAATTGCAAATAATAAATCGTCGTCTGTGATGTCTTTATTTTCTAAAAATGCATTCTGCTCTTTAACAGCAGTTGCAATTTTTTCAGCAGATTGTTGTGTGACACCACCTGTTTTATCGGCTTCAATCCACGTTCTAACATTATTAATATCAGTAATTGCAAATAATAAATCCTCGTCTGTGATGTCTTCTTTCTGTGCATAAATATCGACTAATTCAAGTATAGAATCATTTGTATGTTGGTTTGCATTTAATAATGGATCATCATCAGACTTTGTTAATGCTCCACCATCCCAAATATACAATTCTCCTGCAACTACAACAGAAGAACCAGCCGGGATCTTAGTTTTATCCGCCTCAAAATCTTCAAGAGATTGAAAACCATATTGTATGGCAACCGTTTTATTTCCAATTTCTGCAACATAGTCAATCAGCTTGGCTTGGGCTTCTTTAAACTGTGCTTCTGTCACAGTCGGTGCATTAAACTGATCGGCACTTGGTAATTCAGCCATATGTTACTCCAAAATTTAGACATTAAAAAACCTCGCATTTGCGAGGCTCTAGTTAATAGGTTAGGTTTAAACAGCAGTTTCCGGCACCGGAATAAAAGGTTCGCCCCGGAATCGGTTCAAATTATTAAAGCGATTATCACAAGTCTCTAGGCGTTTATCACAGCCCGGATACACACTGATTTGCTCGCCTACTGCCGGTAACTCAAGTAAAGGCAAGGTAAGCAATAAGGATCCGGACTCATGCAGGCGAATGGTACGTTTAATGCCTTGATTGATTCCTTGGCTAAACTGCACCACACCTTGGGTAAAATATCCCTGTGGTTGATTAAGGCTACACACTATCCGGTTTAAAGTGCTGCCTGCTTCTACAATGGCCGTCACAGCATGTTCTTCACGAGATAGACCACACCCGGCATCAAATAAAGTGTTTTTACAACCCGGTTGCCATAGATCACGGGGCATTTGCACGTCCAGCACATCTAAATCTGATTTCACAGAAAATTCTAGGCTATTACGTGTAAAATCAGGCTCAACAATTAAGCCCTCAAATAACTTGATGGTTTCTGCACCGGTATCAAATGGATCAGCAATATCTATAAATACCCGTTCCAGCTTAAAGCGTGCACCGTCTAACTGTCCATTATGTACTGCCTGTAAAAACGGCAATGAGCCAAGCATGACATCATCATTTACCAATACCGTTACGCTCAAGCTATCTAACTCAATACCCACCTTATAGCTCAAACTGTCACGCTCAATAATTGGACCATCTGACCGATATAAAAAACCACCTACGGTGAGGTGGTAATCATAATTGGTATAACGATAAATATTGCCCTGTGTGGTCTGAATCGTATAGAGTTCAGCCATGACAAATTGATTACCTGCAAGCAATGCTTTGAGTCTGTCTGAAACCTGTCTCATATTTTATTCCCTAAAGAACCGATCAAATCGACCCGCTTTGCTTTCCAGAGTTTATGCATAAAATGTGTGTACTCCTGTTCATCCTCAGCAAAACGACAGCGGTAATAATATGTACCAGCCACATGCAAAATCTGCCCTTCTGCCAAAGGCATAGACAAGGTTAATAACCCATCTTTTGTGATGTGGTAACTCATATTTACCGTCCACATCAAAGTTGTATCATCGGTTGACCACATCAATTTGTGTGGATTCTGATTCCACATCAGTGGATTTGCCTGCCCGTTAATCACTTCTTCTGTATGAGATAAAGGAATCTGCAAGCTATAGGTTGTCTTATAGAGCTGGAATTGTGTCGTGTTACCATCACCTACAAACTCACATTGGTAATCATGATCCTCTGGGAATTTATATAAAAAGGAATCAAAAGCACCACGACGTTCTATAAAAAAACTTTCTAGTTGCTGCAATTCCTGTTTATCCTGCCATTCCCGTAGAAAATCAAATGACAGTCCAATTTCATAGGTGGGTACTGCCTGATAACTTGCACGCAGTTCACGGCCATTTACCGATTGCATAATTTTGGTATGAAAGACAGGCTTTTTTGTGGCTTCCCATTGTAAACCAGGTAATTCAGGAAAGATTTCGTCAGACACGTATTACTCCTTATTTACCAAAATTACGGCCATAACTTTTTAGCCCACCCGCCACAGCTTTACCATTTTTACGCATAAAGCGTTTGATATCCCGACTATCCCATGCCTGAATATTATAAGTATCACCCATACTAGGAGTGGCCGCCATTGCCGGTGTGCTTCCTTCACCACCATTCATTATCATTTGACCAAGCTGACGGATGGTATTGGCATGCTGTGCAGGTAAGACCATTTCTTGCTCATGTAATTGAGTCAGTGGATTTACCCCTGCCGGAATATCATAGCCTCCTCGCGCAGAGGCAACTTTACCTACCAGAGCAGCAACACCAGCAAATGCAGCCGCACCCAAGCCAACATTCAACGGAAATGGAATTGAAGCCATCGTTTTTGCCATAGCTTCCCATGCACTTAGCAAAATTGATTTGGTGGTTTCCCCTATCTTCATTGCCAACCTTGCTAAAACACCTGTACCTGTAGCTGCTGTTTTTGCAGCTTCTCCAACAACGACAGCACCCGTCTGTGCGGCTTGTCCTGTTGCTTCGGCTGTGGTCTCGGCTGCGATAAAACCATACTTACGGGCAAGTTTGATGGCTTGTAATTTCAGCCATTGCTGCAATTCCTGTGTAGCTGTCTGAATCGCAAAACTTGCCATATCTGTAAGTACAGCATTGGTTGCATTACACCAGGTCAATGTGCCATTCATCATGGCCGTAATACCTTTATCCCAAAGACTAGAAATTCGATTGGTAAATCCACCAAACTTATCTTCAAAATCTTTCATTTCGGCATTATTCAATAGACTTGGCATCTGGACATCACGAATGGTACGTTGATTATCCAAATCAGACACTTGCTGATTTAAACCGCTCTGCCCGGCTGGTTTGCCAGTCAATGCTGTCTGCTGATCTTCCAGATCAAGACGTCGTAATAAACCGTCTCGTTTGATCTGATAAAGCTGATTTTCCAGCTGTTGTTCACGTTGAGCTTTTTGAAGATTGGATAAACCTCCTGCATCGAATTCAGCCTGTAACAAGGCCATTTCAATTTCATACTGACGTTGTGCAGATTTTTCAGATTCTTCAATTGCCTGCTCTTCCAGCTTCTTCTGTTTATCAAAAGAATCCTGTTTGAGTTTTAAACGCTTTTCCTCAGCGGCCTGTTCTGCCTTAAGTACATATTCCCGTTTTTGATCTTGTGTCAAAGTTGAGCCATTGATTTTGTCCAACTCTTTCTTCAGATCAATTGCAATTTTCTTTAATTCATCGGCGTACTTATACTCAAGCTCCAGACGTTCTTTTTCAGCCTGTTCAGCCAGTCGCTTTCTTTCCCTTGCCTCGGCATCAGCCTTAGCCTTAGCCTTGCCACCATCGGACTTAGCACCACCCGATGATGGGGTGGTCCCAGTTCCCATACTGGAACGGATATTTGGAGCCAGTTGTGGTACAGTTGATGAAGATGAGTAATTTTTTGTCCCCATTCCCAGAATCATATTATTGATACCAGATACAGAATTAAAAAACGTATTTTTGAAATTGGTACGTCCTTCATCACGCATGGCAATATTGGCTTGGGATTTTGCCATTGCCTCCTGATTGATCTTGGCAATCGAGTTGGCACGTTGTCTGGCCAGATTTTCAAGATTATTAAAGCCCTGCTCCCATGCCGACTGAATGCCTGAGAAATTCAGATTTAAAGCATTTTCGGCAATATTGGCAAAGGTTTTTAAGGCTGAACCCAAAGCATCCAGATAAAACTGCACATTGGCTTTAAAGGTGGCAAAGTTTTTTTCTGCGATAATGACTTGGTCAATCACAATAGAAAGGGCTTCAACCACGATCTGGCGTATCAAGGCGAAAGCAGCCTGAATTGCCGCACGCACAGCAGCCACAATGATCGCTAATGCCTGAAAAGCACCTTTTAGAATATCCAGAATACTCATCTGCTGGATCGTTTCAGAATCAGTCGTTGCAGTTAAATCACGCCATAAATCACCAATGGTATTAAAAATATCCTGCACAATACCCAGTAATTCCTGAAAGATCAGAATAATGGCTTGAACACTTCCATCAATTGCTTCCCGGTTATCAGTCGCAAATGTTAGAAAATCATTGGCCAGCTCGGTCAATATAGGTGCAACCTGAGCAGCCATACGATTCATGGTGCCTTGTACAGTTTGTTGTACCAAACCTAATGCAGAATTAAACTCCTTGGTCTTGGCAATGGTTTCCTGATCCATAATGATGCCAAGATTATGCGCTTGCTCGGCATACTGCTTAAGCATTTCCCCATTATTTTCCAGCAATGGCGATAACAGCGAAGCATCATCGGCGATTGATTCCATATAAAAAATCATATCGGCATGCGAGACATTAGCCTTTTGTAAGGTGTTATAATATTTACCCAACACCTGTGGACCGGATAAACCCTGAAATTCCTTGGCTGTCACACCCACCTTAGGTGCAACTTTTTCAAAGAAATCGGCCATTTCTCCGCCACCGGTCTGCATAAAGTCACCCAGCTTGTCATTGACATCTTTCATAATGTCACCAAGCTTTTCTTGCTCTACACCGACTTTGCTTGAGGCAAATTGCCATTCCTGTAATTCTGTAGTAGTGGCATTGGCAATACGTGCCTGATTCTCGATCTGTTTGGCTGCTTCACCTACATTTTTAGTAAGCGTACCAAGTGTACCAATACCTGCCGCCGCAACTCCCGCTATACCAACAACAGATAATGCCAAACTTTTAGACAAAATCCCTGATATATCATTACCAATAGATTGAAATTTACTTTTAATATCATCACCCAAATCAGAAAACTTCTGTTTTAAATTTGAGGTATCAATATCCAAGTCAATGTCTTTACCAGCATTTTCAATTTCTTTGGCTGTGGTTTTAGCCTTTTGTTCAGCCTCATCCAGACCTTTCTTTAAATCAGACGTCGTAGCGGAAATCTTTACTTCAATTTTGTTTTCGTCAGCCATGGTTGGACCTGCAATTAAAGATATCAAAAAACTTGTCACATATCGTTTACCGATATACAATAAATTAAATTCAGCGAGGAATATTGTTCGTGATCAAAAGTTTTAAATGTAAAGACACCGAAACTTTATTCACGACAGGTACAACGAAACGCTGGAGTGCCATTGCGAATGTTGCGATGCGGAAACTGGCACAACTGGATGCTGCGGCTACGTTAGAATTCTTGCGTTCACCACCAGCGAATCATCTAGATAAACTCGCTGGTGACCGCGAAGGTCAATACAGTATTCGCATCAACAAACAATGGCGCATTTGCTTTGTCTGGACAGAGCAAGGCGTATTAGATGTTGAAATTATTGATTACCTTTAGGAGTCAAATCATGATTAAAAACGGTATGCGTCCGATCCATCCTGGTGAAATCCTTCGAGAAGACTATCTTGTCCCGCTTGATATGAGTGCGAATGCATTAGCCAAAGCATTAGGTGTAACGCCTGCACGTATTAATGAAATTATTCGGGAACGTAGAGGGGTTTCAGCCGATACAGCTTTACGTTTAGCACAATATTTTGGTGGTGATGCACAAAGCTGGTTAAATCTGCAAAAAACGTATGAATTACGCATTGCAGAAATTGAATCGGCAGATCGGATACGTCAGGAAATTCATCCTTATCAATATGCTTAAGCCACAAGGATGTTTTACCCCTGTGGAAACTGCATTAACATATCAAGTAAATCGGGTTCATCGTTTTTAGTATCTTGTTTTTCAGTTTCGATGCCAAAAAATGATTCCAGCATCAAACATACTCGCTGCATACTCACCTGAACGGGAGGAAACTTTTCATAATACGCATTCAAGGCACTTAATCTAGGAAGATCAACCTCGTTACGCACGTAATCGTAATCCTTAGCCAACCTCAGTACCAAATGCGTATAAAGTTCCTCCCAGTCTATTCCCCCGATGCTTGACCCTCGCCACGACCTTTTAATCCGGACACAGACATTACCGCTTCCATTACTTCGCTTAACTGATCCATATAAATCAGATCGGCAACATCATCACGCTGAATATCCGGATAATTACGTTTCAATGATTTATGTGCCACATCAATGACAGTACCGACATCATTGGGCTGAAAAGTCTGTAATGCCGGTAACAACTTTTCAATTGCACCCAATGATAAAGGCGCAAATACAAAAGATTGGCCATCGATGACAACCGGTGTACCACGTGGGTTTTCGACTTGGTTAAATGTCATGGGCTATTACTCCGATAAAATATGTTTATAAATACGACCAAGATCGTCGGCCATAGGTTGAAATTCAAACTCAGGTAAATCGTAATCATCCTGTTTTGAACTAAATGCCAACTTGTTACTTGTGCATCGATAAAACTCCATACCTAGGAATTTCCCTTTGTAATCGCGCTGTAGGTCCACCGCAAATTCTGGTGTATATCCCATGTCAATATTGGAAACGACAATAGATTTGGCTCCAGCCACAGTAGCTGCATATTTAAAACTAATGAAAACCACTTTTCCTACATCTGCCGTAGCAAATGTATAGGCACCTGTGGTCGGATTAATACTGTATTGCCCCGAAACTGGTGCAGATGCGACACGCACCATAGGAACTGCCTTAGCATCGGTTACACCCAAATCCTTTACAAAGGTACCAGCATTAGGAACTACAGGTGTAATTACCCCGCCAGCTGGAACGACTTCACCATTAATGGTTTGTGCCACGGTTTCAATACCACCCTCAGCCACTACCCCACCAAAGAAAATCGAATTCAGTAATGCGCCATTGATACGACCAAAACTTGCCTTACATTTAATGGAACCTTTACCCCGTGCTGCATCTACGGGAAACTGGCCACGACCATACAGTTCCTTTAAATCAAAACTCATATCTACAGATACGGATTGCAGAACACCAACTTCAACAGGTGTGGGGTTGCTGATCGGTTGACCATAAATATCCTGGATTGGTGTGGCAAAGACTTTACCTGCACCAAATAAATATTGCGCCATTTTTTACCTCACTAAAATGACAAAACCGCCAGAACAGGCGGTTATAAAAATGATATTAAATTAATTGGTGGTCAGGATTCGCACTGGGATAATGGCGATTGCCTGATCATCTAACAGATTTTCTACTGCTTCATAGACCTCGATGGTGCCATCAATCCAGCAATGCTCTACCAATCCATTTAAGGTTTGATATTCGCACACCTCTGGATGCGCCGGTTTAATGGCTTCACGGATCCTGTCAATATAAAGGTTCAATTGGGTACACGGTGCTTTATCATGATCACCTTCATGAATATAAAGATAGAGTTCCGCTGCCAGCTCGACTTTGGCATCAAGCCCCTTGATAGGGACTTCCTGCTGATTACCCTGGGTAATGAATAAGGCAGGTCGTTCTGCTGGTTGTACATGACTAAAGTGACGTAAACGGCGGTTTACTGTAGCCAATCCCTCTATATGCATACTCAACCAATCAAACAACGCCTGATAAATCGCTTCACTATCCACTATTCAACCCTCGCTGAATTGCAGCATCGATATTCTTGGGTACAATTTTGGCCACTTCTTGCAGTGCATCTCGCATCATACGGCGTTCTCTAAATTTCACATTTCTGGAATGGGCACCCACCATAACCTGACGAGGTGTAATCGGCTTGCCAAAGGCTTGCTTGATCTGGCGTAAATGGGCTTTTATCCCCACTTGCGCAGTCAAGCCAAACTCATGGATAAACAGATACTTCACATGGCTGCCACCTGCACTGACTGCACCCTTTACTTGATCGACCTGTTCTGTGACACGACCAACCACAGAACCACGTAAACGCCCGGAATCAACTTTTAAATAAGGCGAACCACTGCTTAGATTCCGTTTGACTACTTCTTCCAAACGCCCCGTCAATGCCACAATGGTTCGTTTGATTTCAGCCTTTACCCGCTCATTTTCCGCATCGAAACGGACACGATGATCAACTGTAAAGTCCACCATACGGCACCTATGATTTTGCCGAAATCACTTTTTTGCTGTCAGGTATTTCCACATTCCGCTCAAAACCTAAGGGCTTCAAGATGTGATAAATATCCTGCCCAGATTCAATCACTCCGTTTTTCACCGGTAATTGCTCACCGGACACTACAATTGTGGTTGGCTTATAGCCTTCCGGTGCTTGATATTTAAAGGACATCATTTTCTCCTAGATCACAAAAGCACCAATACCCAAGCGATTGGGATTGGTACCTTGATCATCAATTGGTATAGAATTTTTAAGGGCAAGATAACGCTGACCATAAATACTTTGGTCATAGAATGTTTCCTTACCAGAACGAGAGTAACTCACACCCTGTCCTGCCAGCTGTAGGCTTACGGCATTGGAATAAGCCGTGCCATTTTTACTATTGATTTCAACTTTGAGAATATGTGCTGCATATAGACCTACAGCACGTTCTTTTAGATTTCCAAACTCAATTTGCGACACCACATCGTTGGCCTCTTCCAATGCGTCCTGAATCGTTGTGTCGGGTAAGTTCGCCAATGCCATATCTACGGCAAACTTCTGCCGAAATGCCTGTATGTCCATACCATCGCCTTATTCTTTTGCCTGTTCCAGCTTCGCTTGCAGCTGCTCCAGACTTTCATCATCAGTAAACGTGATTTGCAATTCTGTTAAGCTTGCTTTAACGGCAGTCAATGCCGCCTGTTCTGCTTCATTTGCTGCTTTTTCAGCATTGGCTGCCGCGGTACCTGTCTTGCCACCTTTACCTCGACCAGATCCAGTTTTACTGCTTGCCTTTGTAGCAGCATCTTCAGTAATTTCCTCAATCACCAGTTCGCCCTTATCAATTAGATACTTTGCAAACTTATTTCCGGAAAGTTTCTGGTGAACATCTTCATCGACTGCTGTGGCCACGCCTTGAGATAAAATCACCACACCAGAAAAAACGAAAGCGGCTTGAGAGCCGCCATAGGTATATGTATATTTCGCCATGTTGATTTAATCCTTATGCATGATCCAGATAACGGAGAGAATCCACACGTTTTAACCACACGCCCTGATATTTGTAGTGCCCGGGTACTTTAATATCCAGACCATCGGGTTGTGCTGCCAGAAAAGAAACATCGTCGCATTTCATCTGAATACAGGAAGGATCACGACGGTAAATGATAGAGCGATCAGCATCGGCCGTACCCTTAGCATTGGATCGACCCAATCCACGAATAGTTAATGTTTTTCCCTGTGTACTGAAGATATTATTTTCTTCAATATATTTCAGGAAGGTTTTACCACCAGAATCTGGAACAACACGTGTTGATAGGTGCATATATTGATTGGAGGCCATTAAATAGGTATCTGGCTGGACCGATACATCGCCATCAAACAAATCATCTGCATCTGACAAGCTGGCATTAAAATCCGATAAAACTTCTTCGATGGTTGCAGTCGCCCAATTGTGTTGAGCTGTGACTACAGTGACACCTGTCTGTTCCAAGAAACCTTTTACACCGGTCTTGCTGTTGCCATACCATGCAATCTGGCTTAAATGTTTTTCCGCAGCCAATCGGGCAGCCTGAACCTTATCCGATTCCAGTTGCAGCCCCATTTTTTGTGCAGCTGCCAGTTCCATGATGGAATACCAATAACTGATCACACCGACTTTAATTGGTAATGATACGGTATCAAATTCGACTTCTGCCACAGGCAAATCATTACCTGTCCCGGCATAATCCTTACCAATACCGACACCCCATTTACGGGATAATACCTCTCCACCACCAAACACACCATTTACCGGGGCCACAGGAATATATTTGGCATAATCCATGACCTGTTCCAGTTGCGGTGTCATTTCGTTGGTTTCTTCCAACTTGACAAATAACTGTGCCAACTTTTCGATATTAAAAGCATCACCTACCGATGCTTGAACGATTTGGGCTACGGGTGTTAAACGTAGCTTCATTTGAGCAACTTTACTCATCTTCTTTATGCCCCTAATAAGCGAACAACAGCAAAGCCTTGTTCATTTGAAATTGATTCCCAAGATGCATTGGGTAATTCGGTACCATCGCTTGCCGTGGACGATAAAGAACCCAGTGGTGCATCAGCCGTGGCATTTGCAGTTTTTACATAGACTTTGGCATTGATATCAATGACGGGGGCAGTGACTTTTACCCAGATCGAACCAATGGTCATGACTGGCGCCACATCGGTTGCCTGATATGCCTCCTTGCCTAATGCTGTCTTGCCTGATTTACCCACACCATGACGTAAGATAATGCCGAATTTAGTATTGCTGGCACCTGTCACCGCAGAAACAGTCTGACCGTCACTATTACGCACGACCACATCACCATCATTTACCACTGTCGTACCTGAAACCGGCAAAGATAAAATATCTTCCGGACCATAGAGATGGGCTTTCATACCCGGTACCACATCATATTGTTGAACCATGGTGTTCATTCTCCCTTAAATATTTTTGTATGCATCGGCTTTGTTATAGCCGCTACGTTCATGACCATTTGGCTGCTCATCACCTGTTTTTACTGGTTGCTGCTGTTGGTTTAGAACATCACCAACCGGATTATTCGGGTGAATTCCTTTAACAGCAGACAACGCACGAAATACCGTATCAATCTGTTCAGGCTTGGCATCACCTACAGCAATACCACCCAGTACCGCTGTGACCACTGCATCACCAGCCTTTGCAGCAACTACATCACGCTTGATCTGCTCACAGCTACAGCCTTCAGTTTTCACTGTGGACACCAATGCCTTGGCATCAGCAATCACTGCCGCACGTTCTGCCGTGGCTTGTTCAAGTTTTTCCGGTGTAAGCTGGTTTTGTTCCAGATTGACAATTTTCTGTTCAAGCTGGGCTTTTTCCGTATGTAGTTGATCAACCACGGCCTGCACAGCAGTCAATTCATCTCCAATCGAAAATTGCTTATCACCGACTTTTAATTTTGCAGCCTTTAAATTTTCAAGCTGCTCTTGTTGAAGTTTTAAGGCATCTGCTAAGGGTTTGTTATCACCAATATCAAAGCGAATGCCATTTACAATGATCTCCATTGTGTGTTCCTCTTGTGGTTTGGGGTTTTGGTCACCGATGCGACAATCACCGCCACAGCGACCGTATTTCACCAGTGCCACGTGATTGCCATTAAAATTGATAAATTTGGCCTGATACGGCGTACCGTCTGGTGCCGTGCCCTGCTCTAAAACCAGATTTGCAGCATAGCCAAGCGACATCTCAATGCGTTCATTACTCTGGATCAGGTCAATGCTGTTTTTGTCTTTAATCAGCAGATCGCCGATCAGATAATCCCCTTCCTGCCGAACATTCTCGCAATAACCAATGTGATATTCTTTCCAGTTAGAAGCATTAATTTCGTTCTTGGGTGGATGATAATCCGTTGCATCGACATCATTAAAACTAGCCACCGTGTCAGGCTTAAATAATTCATCTGCCGGGGTATAAACATTAATGATCTGGTCTGCTGTAAATCCCTCCAGCGAAGGAAATTCATAAGCATAGTACTGGCGTACCTGTGGTGCCTTTGCCATACGGACATTGATACATTTCAGATACCCTTCAGCAGTAAATGAACGTGAGGATTCACTTGGTGCAAAATCACCAATTTTGAGTTGATATAGGATTTTCATAAATTGCGCTCAATAAAAAACCCACCGAATGGTGGGCTAATCAATTAAAATATCCTCATAATTTGGTACTGCCGTACACCGACAACCAATCGATTCCCCCGGATGTCCGCCACTTGGTGGGCTGTCCCATCGAAATGTCTTACCCTGTTTATGTTGATGGTCCAGTCGTACGCGGTCATCTTTTGCGGTCTGCCAGGTATAACTTTCAAAACCCATAGATAAATGACGGGTTTTGGTGATGTTACTGTTGATCTTTCCCATCTGGTCCCGTGCAATTAATCTGGCACGGGCATCGGTACTATGCCCCAGTTTTTTAATTTCCTTTGCCAGTTCCTCGTTGGTCTGACCAGTCTGTAAAGCATTCAACACCAGTGTTTCAATCCTATCTGCATATTGCTTTGGAATGGATTTGATCAATGCCACATTGGCACGGATATTATTGTCTACCGTATCCTGAATATCTTCTGCCTGATAAAATGCGGTAAGATCAACACCAATTGCGGCTTTGGAATGATTAGAAATTTGTTGATCCACTTCCTCACGCACGTCTATTACAATCTTTGTGGCCAATGGCAACGCAATTTCGACCATAAAACTTTCAATGCGCTGGCGAAAGCTACTCAACATATTATCCAGCCAACTATCACCAATATTTTCACCTACAGTCGGTATAATCAGATCTTTGGCCTGATCCTGACAAAATTTAGAAATCACCAGTAATTGCCGGGTGTAATACAGCTCTGTACGACGATTGACCTTGATAGGTTTGGATTTTGCCTTAGGCCCCTTTTTACGCTTGTGAATCTGTTGTAGCTGTGGTTTAAGCAGTTGAATCAGTGTCATCTTTTTCATCTACATTCACCATACTTTCCAGTAACTTGATATGATCCTCATCAATCACGGAATAAACCCCGTCTACCAACAACTGCCGGGCGATCTGTGGTTCGGTGATAATTGCCATCTCCAGATATTTTTGATCCCGTTCGGCATTGTTCTTTTCCACTTCAGAACGGATTTTAGGATCCATTTGCCACAAGGGATTAAACACGATATTTAAATCGGGAAACTGCCGACCAAATGTCGTCTGACAAATCACTGCCAGAAACTTCATCATAATTGGCTTAAGCTGCCATTCCTGCTTTGTGGCAATGCTATCGTAATAATTGCGGGTATCATGTTCCCCTGTGGCATTCATACCCGCTGGCGATTGACCGAATAAAATGGTATAGGGAATTTCCGCTGCACCTGCGGTCTGGATCGAAAACTCCCGCATCATGTCCGGTAGGCCTGCAAAGTTATAGGTTTTGGAGTCATATTCTTCCTCCTTATCCAACACCAGCATGCCATTTAAACTTTTAAGCAATCCCACACTCAAGAAACGCTCTGTCACTGCCCGCATATCTTCCCGGATTTTATCGACCAGACTCGGCGTCCGAATCACATCAATCTTGGATTCGTGTACTAGGCTTGCCGAACCACTCTTAATACTGGCATGGTCAAGTAAATCCTGATAAACCTCTTGCAAAATGCTTTGCGGCTCTTCATTGACAATATCGGCATGACAAATCTTAATCAAACGGCTGTGGTGAATTTTCTGCTGAGGTCGACCATCATTCATTTGCAGATTGTAAAACACGGGCTGTTTTAGCAGACCACCGCATTGACTAGGCGGTAAATATTGATTGGTATCAGCCTTAATGTATTTTTTCTTGATCACCGTAAAAAACTCTAAGCGACCCACACCCAGTTTTTCTAAATCAAACGGCTGATCTAGATGACCACCGTCCACAGTACCCAATAACACATAAACAACGCCATACAACCTGGATAGAATCAAACCCGATAACAACACCTGATTAAGATTGAAATGCTTACACGCTTCCTCTAGCTTGATCAAGTCACCATTCTGAATCCCTTCATAAAACCAGCCTGCCCGCAGCATGTCACTGGCAGGACGATTAACAATCCGTTTTGCCAACCAATGCTGATATACCGCTTCCAGTTGATCATCAGGAATATCATGGCGCACGAAATGTCCGTGTGTTGCCTTATCTCGCCCAGTACCAATATTAGACACAAAATTGGTATATGCGCCGGCATCACCAATTGCATCAGGCTTTTTTATTTTCGCCATATATACCTCTAATCAAATACAGTGGGTGACTCGGCAAGTGTTTCATTAATCGCATCAATGGTCGGGTCCCACTGGTCATCATGATCATGTGTCATGTCCGCAGTCAGACCCTCTATTTCCTCAATGTAATTCAATAACCATGGCGCCGAATAAGGCAACATGACACGCCCATCTTCGACATAGAACACCACGTCCATGGTCCTAGTGAGTTTATCCGTGCTACGTTGTATCGCTTTAATCGGAAATATATTTCCCCGTGATATGGTCTGAATCAACATGGTGCCACTGGATTTATCCTCAACTGCCATATGACGTAACTTGCCAATCTTGGTATTGCTGTGCCGATGCTTGGTAATAAAGCTCTTGGCTTCCTTGATCAGCTCTGGTGCTTCCCATTTACCACGCTTGACATCAATGATATACAGCTTATTGTCATGACCCAGACCACCACATAGAAAGACCGAATAGTCATTATGCTCTTTGGTTTTTTGCGCAGTATCGACCCAGATCGCACGCCATTTCAGAACTGGTAATTCCGCATAGCGACCAAACCATTCTGCCTTGACCAGATCACCACCTAATTTTTTAGGTTGCTGCTGGTACTGGCTGCTAAAGGTGTAACGGGAAACAATGGCACCGTCTTTGTCCTGACCGCCCTGTTCCAATTGCAACAATGAATCTAATGATTCCTTGAGTGGCCAATAGCTTTGACGACCCTTTTCATCACGATCTACATTACGCGGTATTTTCTTCTGGATATGTTTGGGTAATGACTGCATGTAATCGTCATCGATCAAGGCAGGAATGCAGATTTGTTCCCATTCCCCCGGCACATTACCCGTCATGACAAAGTTGGTCGGGTCTTCAACATGCAAGCGCTGCATAATCAGAATAATCGGTGTATCTGACTTAGCCTTACGCGAATTGACCGTATTAAGGATTTTCCGATTTGCCTTCTTACGGGCAGTCTGACTAAACGCATCTTCCGGTTTTAAAGGATCGTCCAGAATAATCGCCCCGGTAAAACCCTCATTAGCCAATGTCCCTGCACGACGACCTGTAACCTGTCCTCCCATACTGGCTGAATAAACATGACCGGCATCATAACCATCTACCGTGGTTTTCCAGTTGGATTTTGCATCGGTTGCCGTGGAAATATTGACTGACCATAGTTTCTGAAAATCCTCAGACTTGACGATATTACGTGCCGTTGCCGATACGTCCTCCACCAAAGACTGCGAAAATGACAAATATAAAAACCGCGAACGTGCATTTCTGGCAATGCCCCGGGCAATTAGATTGGTTAAAAGTTCAGTCTTACCACTACCCGGTGGGACATTAATCACCAGATTTTTTACTTTGCCTGCAATTACTTCATCGATCTTGTCGGCAATATATTCATGATGCCAATTGACCGAAAACTTAAAGCCCATACGTGGCAGAAAAAAACGGCGGGTAAAAAATAGATGGTCCCGCTCACATTTTTCCCGTTCAAGCTGCATTTCCAGCAGGCTAGTATTTACTTTCGAGTTCATCTAATACCTGCTTAATATCTCCAGGCTTGGCGGTGACATAGGTTATATTTTCAGTTTGCAGGGGTTTCCCATCTTTGCCGGTAAGCTCAGTTTTGGTTTGGTTGGTGTACTTACCACCAGCATCCTCAGCCACTTGCTTAAGGATCGTCAGTTGCAATATCGGGTTACGTTTGTTTTGTGGATTATTCAGCAAATTTTCATAATGTCTCAACCGTACAGCGAGATTGGCCAAGGGCATTTCATCTGTATTTTTTCGGAACTGCTCTCGAGTCTTATAAAATTCATCAGATAATGCCTTACTTAAATTTTGACCTGTCCGCTTAGTTGGATCATAAGCTTCACACTGCTGACGTGAAATTGTGATGTCAAACTCTTGTTGGACAAGCTCAACGGTTTCAGTAGGTGTATTCCACTGTGCCAGGCTACGCACGATAAAGAGTTTGTGCTTTTGATTTAGCGTTGCCATTGCTCTCTATCCGTCCAACTTCGTCCAAGTAAATGAACAAAAAAATTTAAATCACCTTCTAATAACAGGTACCGCATGCACAATCCGGACGTTGCTGTATCACAAAGCCAAGTTGATTTATAAATTTCACCCATAAAAAAACCCATCATTTCTGACGGGCTTTATTATTAAACTGATTTAAAGATCGGTACCGACAAACACACTGGAAATAAAAAAGTCCTCATCCAAATCTTCAGACGATTCAAATTCCACATCGAGATAAATCACCTCTGCACCTGTCTTTTCTTTAAAATCGGCAAATTTCTGCGCTAAAAACTCTGCAATTTCATTTTCTAAATTCGCACGTTCAAGACGATATTCTTCTAAAGCTTCTTTCATGATCGTTCCCGATGGTTATTGGAATCTACATCAAAGCAAACTAATGTGAAACTACAAAGACAAAAAAGCCCACACATCAATGCAGGCTCTAATTCAAGGCTAAATATTGTTTATACCGCACTTAATTCCTCATCTGTAGCCAAAACAACAGACGCGACAATTGGAATACCCAAGATTATCGGCATCATCATGATCCAGAATGTAGTGGTATTGCTTGAAAAGAAGAAATGGATACCAATTGCTGTAAGCGCAATCACTGCAAATAAAATAACTGCAAACCGGGTGACAAATTTTAGAAGCATTTTTTTACCCCACATCATAATAGTACATTTATTCTACGCCCTAAATTTAATAGTAGTGCGTTTGCAGCTATCAAAATTACAATTTTTAAAACTAAAAAAGCCCACATTTTCATGCGAGCTCTCAAATCTTTCAGGTCATTTATTAACAACTACGACCAATTTACCATAAAAATAGCACTTACCTTGATCAAGCAACTATTCGAAAGGGAAGAATAATTTATGATTCGTTATGCGGGCATGACACATGAACTGACGCATTCTTTTATCTTGATATTCATACATTGCCCAAACTAAACCTGCATAAAAATCAATAAATTGTAGTTCTAAATATTTTGCACTATCCATTGGACTAACATTACATTGCTGGTTTAGTACATGCTTCTCCAGGCTCTCTTCCTGAATCATCTGATTAAGGTATTCCCCCATATTCCATTTTGTATTAACACGCTCACTTCTTCGGTCTGGAATAAAATCCACAAACTCAGACTCACAAACCGGCTTAAGTATTAGTAATTTAACCATATAATTATAAAGAACATTTGGATCACTCTTCATTCTTTTATTAACGTATTCTTTATGTACAGTAATAGAGCGTAATTGAATGTCTTTGTGTTCAGTAAGTAGCTTAGTGGTTAATTTTAAAAATAGCTCTTTATCAGCAGAGTTTAAATCTACAGATTTTAATTCATTTTTAAGAGGCCTTTTTCTTTTTGCATATAATGCACGCACGATTCGTTGAACATATTTCTGTTTGGATTCTGGCATACATACAGCTGCCAATGTAAGCATACGACTGGATCCACCTCTCTGATATGGTTCTTCCATATTCCAACCTAAATCACCACTTTCATCGAGATATATCAGGGTTCGCATAATTATCCAGTGCATTAAAAAAGCCCCATATTTAAATGAGGCTCAAAATCAGGTGCGGCACCTAGAGGCAACTTACTTACAGTAAGTTTACGATTATCGCAGAATTTATCGTACCTGAATCTAGGCGTGGGTGTATTTATACCGCACTGCGACTACATTTCTATTATGGAGCAACTCAGTTACTATTTCAAGCTAGGATCAGAGATACCTGTAAGTTTTAATCCTTTAGGTTTACCGATATTAAAAAAGCCCACATATTCATGCGAGCTTCATTCAATCGAGCGCTTAATTGATAAAACGCCCACTATACAAATATTTAACCTCAGATGTTCTGTCTATGTCAAGCATTCTTGTTGTTCTGGACAATCTACTTCAAAATAAAATGAGCGTTTTAGCCGTCCTCGAATTTCATTTTCCCACTGCGCCACGATCGATTCTCCCAACAACTCATATTTTGCATAGCGTTCGGAATATCCGGATTTTGTAACATTCAACTTTGCAATCGTGATTTTTTCATTGAGTGTATATGGACGTTTACCTGTGCCCTGACACTTTTCACACAACTTTTGACCAATATGTTGGCTGGCTTTAAATAATTCCAGTTTACCTAGTCCACAGCAATAGCCACACATGGCCTTGACAAAAAGGTGTCCTCGTAACACCACTTCTGCAATACCCTTGGCAATATGGCTTAAATCGCCCTGTGCGTTATTCGGCTTAAAATTATTTTTGATCATTTCCTGATGGATCATAAATGCCAACTGGTTACGCACCCGAAAAAAATTAGCAGATTTAATCGGTCCATGCACAAATTCAACTTTACCGGGTACGTCCTCAATCCGGCGTTCGTACTGGTAGTTAAAATCGTATCGACTGTAAAACGTCCGGGTTTGTTTTTGTGGTGGGGTAATGATGGCAATACGCTCAAAATCCACCTTTTCCAGCAGTAAAGTGGACCATAGATGTGCCGGTCGTGATAACAGTGCCATTTCCCCCAGCACCACGTCCTTTGAGATATTCTTCCCCTCTGCCACACCCTGAGCAATAGCAAGGCGTAATAACTCTAAAAAATCAAATCGTTCAACTAACATAATCGCCTTCCTGTTTTGTTCTCAATACATTTCTTGATTATCTGACTGGGTCCGATCATCACTCACCCATACTTCCCGGCAAACTGTTCAATCGCTCTGATTTCATCTGAATGGCGAAACAGACACGTCAATTTAATCAGGTTGTCTTTCTTCAATAACTTATTGCCCCGCACGCAAAATCGACGTAATTCCTGTAAATTCTGGTCATAGTCTTTCAGGCGCTTTACCAGTTTTTTAAATACATCATCCGGCATACCGACAGGATTTCGGATCTCACGATGGATCTTTTCAAAATAGTCTTTAAGCTTTTCGGCTTCATGCCATTGATAGACCACATCAAAATTCTCAATCTCTGCGACCAATATGTTCTTGGTGTCCCGCACATAACGCTGTGTGTCACTGGATTCATCGCCTTTCATGTGACGTTCAATCGCTTTTTCCTCATCAGTTTTGGGAACTTCCTCAAAAATCATTCCCAAGCTTGAAACCTTATTTTTGATGGTCTGCGTGATCCAGTAACTCAAACCACCACCGACCAGTCCATAGATACCGTTTTTAATCTCAACAAAGGAAAGTTTGCCTGTATGCTGTAAGGTATGTTCAAACACCTGTCGTGACGCTTCTAGCTGCTCGTAGGCTGCTTTGAGTGCATGAAATTGATCGGCATGGATACGCAGTGCCCGAAACTCTTTTTCCTTGTTGGTAAAGTCCACACCAAAATTATTCTTTCCGCAGACATGGCCCATCATGATCTCCTGACCATTGGACAATGAAGCGATATAGCCTTTGGCATGTTTGGTGCCACAACTGGCAATTCCACACTTGACCTTATCCCGAAATTGATACTGCCCGATGATGTTATCCAGTTTGATACCGTCATCACCGGCAAAGTTGACCGATGCTTTTTCCACAAAATTCGGTCTGGAAAAAATCTCGCCAATATCCTGAATTAAAGCGTATTGTTTCAAATCTGCTGCTTGTTCAATCGGATTTATCCCTGTCATGTTCATTCAACTTCCCCCTGAATATCTGCGAAATGACACATTTCCAATACACATGCCACCCGAGCCGTTCCGGTTGCACCATGGCGGTTTTTTGCCACGATGATTTCTGCCACCCCAACTTCCTGAGAATTTTGGTTATAGACTTCGTCCCGGTATAACAACAGGACCTGATCGGCATCTTGTTCGATCTGACCCGACTCCCGTAGATCCGACAGTATCGGTCTAGGCGGTTTACGCTTTTCACAATCCCGACTGAGCTGTGACAGGGCCACCACGGGACAATGAAAATCCTTGGCCAGTTTTTTCAACTGACGGGAAATTTGCGAAATTTCGTCATAGCGGTTGCGTTGGGTCGGATCACGCAGTAATTGCAAATAATCGATAATGATCAAGCCGATGCTGCCGTATTCTGATTTGACCTTTCTGGCAGACTCCCGTATCTCGGGAATGGTCGCTGCCGCTTTCTGCTCGATTTTTAGCGGCAGGTCATTCAGAATGCGAGTGGTAGTATCTATCCACATCGCATAATCTTGTTCGCTCATGGTGCCGCGCTTGATATCCGAGAATTTAATCCGACCCAAGGCACTGACCATTCGGGCTGCAATCTGGTCGCCTGTCATCTCACAGGAAACAAACAGCGTAGGCGCATGATTCCGTCTGGCTGCGTTCAGGGCAATCATCTGTGCGAGTGTCGTTTTACCCATGGCAGGCCGTGCCGCAATCACACAAAAATGCGTTGGTTCGATGTCACCCACGATATAATCGACCGTACTCAATCCGGTATTCACGCCATAGGCCAATCCGGTATTATTACGTTGACGACTCAATCGTTGTTCGATGATATCGAGCGCCTCGATACTGGCATCGGCGATATGGATCAGGGTCTTGTTACGATCCGGATTTTCCAGCGTATTGATCAAATCCTGTGCCCTTAGCGTCAGGTCATCGGCATCGGGTGATTTTGCCAGTATGATCATTTTTTTACCGACTTCATCGACCTGACGACGCTCGGTAAATTTTTTCAGTTTGATCACGTAGCTGTTCACGTTGAACAGTGAGGTGGATGATTCATACATGATCGTATTCAGGTGATCGTCACCACCGCAATCATCAAATAGCCCCTGTTGTTGTAGATGGTTTTTGACCAGGGTCATGTCGTATTCTTCACCCCGTAGTGCCAGTTGCTCAATCGCAGTAAAAATATAACGGTGACGCGCGGCATAGAAATCATCGACTGTGGGTTTGGTGTCCAGTTGCTCGTAACAGTTGGCAATGGTCATCAGGGCAGCCAATACCGACATTTCCAGACTGGTGGAGTGCAGCTCGTGTTCAGACATGCTCACCACTCCATCGGTTTGGCAACGACACTCGATGGTCGCTGATTGAGCTGCATGAGGGGTCGTTGCTGCTGAGGATTGTGGATGTGTCGTTCAGGCAAGGGGCTATCCTGTGTCTGTAAACTTGCCACTGCGCCTTGCCAATTCCACGATGCGTCAAAACCCTTCCAGTTTTGCTCAACGCAGATTCGCAGCACGGTATTCAGGTCCAGACCGGATTTTTTGTATTCACGGACAAAACCATCAAATGCGGTTTGGGTATTACTGGCTTTTTTGGTTTTTCGGACATGTAACCAATCGGTGATTAATTTCGGATCTGCTCCCAAATTTTTTAAGGCAGTGACGAATGAAAATTTTTCTTTGTCGGGTTTGGGTTTTTCAGAAATTGCTTTTTCCGCTTTCGGTTTTTTCGCTGCGTCAGCACTAAAAATAATATCTGTAGTAATCTCTGTAGTATTCTCTGTATTTGTCCCCACTTTTAACTGGGGAGACTCCCCATTTATAACTCCATAGGTATCTTGTTTTAACTGGGGAGGGTCATCATTTAAAACTTCATAGCCTATCGAGTTAAAACTTGATAGGGTGGTCAATTTTAATAATGTAGATGGATGTAATTCGATGAATAAAACATTATTCGATTTTGAATTTCCTGTCAGAATTGTTCGAAAATGACGGGTAATTACCCCCGCTTTTTCCAGCCGTTCTAGAGCATCACGAACTTGAATTTTTGTGAAACCAAATTGATCGGAAAAACTATTATAACTACGCTGTAAAAAATCAGCTTTAAAGCGTTTTTTCATGCCGATGGTCTGCCCTGTTTTTTCATCACGCACGATGACAGGTCGGTACCAATACACGATTTCAGACAGCAAGATCACGGCATTCACATCAGGTTTGCCATTATCCAGTTTGAAGATATTGAACCAATGTGTCGGTATGACATTGCCCTCGATGGGGAAATTGTTCATTTGATCGACTGTAGAATTGCCTGTGCTAAACATGCGTTACCTCTCTATTGCTGTCTACACAGCGATTAATTTGTTTTTCCAGCGTCACAAGTTGCTCGATCATTTGATGGACGATGGTGGACATGTCACGGGCTTCTCCGGCGGTGATCCGACCATCTGCCATCATTTGTTTAAACACGCCCGAGCAGTCGCCTTTTTTGATATCGACATTGAGCATGAGTTCCATGAGCGTGGTATCCCGTTGGCTTTCTGGGATATCTGGCAGGTCTATGGCGACCTTGCCGAGTTCTGCACACAGGCTTTGCAAGATGCGGTAATCGCCTGTAATAACCATCAGCTTGACTGCTTCGAGTAAGGTGATGTGGTGGGTTTCGGTATTGGGATTGACCTTGCTGTTGAGCACAGCCGGGCTTCTGATACCCAGCCGTATGGCCAAAGCCGTTGCCCCGCCCTTAAAGTCGTGAACCGTGTGATATACAGCATCTAATATGTTCATGATGGTGTCCTTTGAACGTGTTTATTAGATGGTGGTGGCATTACTATTTTGGTTATTAATATTACCTTCGGAGTACGACGCAAAATGACGCATCAATTCAAGCTCAGAAACTTTGCCATTGCTGTTTTTAACTAATGCTTTACGCAAAGCCCTACGAGGTTCTTTATAGCCATAAAGTAAATGTGTCTTGAGATAACCTGTTGTTGTACCTGAATCTTTTGCATATTTTTCAAGTTCAACATCATTCAACTCAAGAATGAACGCACGAAATTCCATAGATTGATCCTCTTAATTAACCTAAATATTATCTTTTTGGTAATTAAAATACAACCTTTTTTCTTGTTTACCTTTTTGGTGAGCTAAGTAAACTTAGTTAAGGTGAAAAAAATCACTATTTGGGTGAATTTTTATCAAGTTGAGTTTATATGGATAGTAAAAGTATTCGTTATCAAAACACTCGATTACTCGTAGATTCTGTGGGTGGTGTATCTAACTTCGCCGATAAAATCGGTAAAGGGCAATCTCAAACAAGCCAGTTTGCAGGTACTAATCCCATCAAAGGGATCGGCAATAAAGTCGCACGTGAAATTGAGGACGCTTTTGAAAAACCTTATGGATGGCTTGATATCCTACATACTGATGTAAATGAGCTATCTGCTAATTTCAATAGTTCTTTATCTAATATCCAAGATGAAGTAACAAATGAAAATAAGGAATTTTTACGGTTAATTAACACCCTAAATCTATTGAATTCAAATGGTCAACTTTCACCTGAAATGATTAAAGCTTTATATGCAGTAATTGCTTTAGGAAATTAATTTAAGAAAGAATATTTTTTAAATCTCAGCTGATCAGAATAAGCAACCACTGCATGTCAGTTAAAATTGCTCATTTATATCTAAACTTTCAATAAATTAAGGTAGATTAACATATGAATATAAATGATAATTTGATTAAACATATTCCTGTGAATGAGCTTTTCCTAGATCCAATGAATCCAAGACTTGGAGAATTGGGAGGGAAAACTATTACACAGCAACAGATTATTTCTTTAATAATTGAAAATTTTGGTATTGATGATTTACTTAGCTCAATGGCTTTTAATGGTTATTTTGATGCTGAACCATTAGTCTGCCAAGAAAAGAATGGTCAACTTTTTGTCATAGAAGGAAATAGGCGTTTAGTAACAAGTTTAATCTTGAGTGGAGACCCACGCGCAGAAGAATATGCAAAAAATTTCAAATATTTTATAAAATTACACAGGGATCAAGGTTCTCGTAATGTTTCAGAGTTACCTGTAGTAATTTTTCCAGAAAATGAAGATCCTGGTAAAATCAGTGCTTATTTAGGTATTAGACATATTGTATCTACAAAAGATTGGGACTCTTACGCTAAAGCTAGATGGATCCATGAGACTATTATTAATAAAAAAATATCTATTAAAGATATATCAACTATGACTGGGGATAAAAGCGGTACGATTAAAAGCTTATTATCTGGCTATAATTTCATGACTCAACTTGAGCAAGAAAGAAAATTCAAACGTGATAATACCGTTAGAAAAGGTCGTGGCAGTAATGTGAGCTATCCATTTTCATGGGTATATACTTTATTCAATTATCCTACAGCTAGGAATTATTTAGAACTAAATTTTTTTGATGAAAATGAACAGCCAAATCCACGACCTATTCCTCAGGAAAAACTAGATGATGCTGTCTTTGTTGTTGATGCCATGTTTGGTAATAGTGAGACTGGGCAGAGTGCTCTTTTAGGTGATTCTAGGGAGTTACCAAGGTTCGCTGAAGCTTTAGGTAACCCTGAAAAAGTTTATTTTCTTAAGCAAGGAGAATCACTAAAAGATGTGACAAACTTAACTACAGATATTAATACTCGTCTAGAAAATATTTTTTTTGAATGTATTAAATTATTACAAGAAGGCTCAAATAGAATAATAATAGATAAAGACAAAATTTCTGACACAACTATAATAGAGAGTGAGCGTAAAATTAAAAATGTAAATGAAGTCTTAAGAATGATTAATAAGCAGTTTACCGAACTTAAAATCGAAAATTCAGATGGATTAGAACTATAATAGGTACTCAATTATGTCTAACCAAAAAATTATTGAAGATGCGGATCAAACCGAATTAGAGGCATTATTTAACTCTTCCTCACCTATAGATGCGGGAATTACTGATGATAAACAGGCTTCAGCTTTAGATACCTTAGATTTAATAGCCTTAGATAGTTCGGATTGGGCGGCTAAAGATGCAGAATTAGATAATTTAAGCTCTAATCTTTCCACTGAGATTAATTATCGTTTCCAATTATTACAACATGCCTATCCTTTTGATATTAATGGATCAAATATTAAATTACGTTTTGAAAACACAAATTTATTTTATATTTTCTGTTTAATCATATCAAAATCAAAGTTAAAAGCTAAAAAAGGTGAAACAGCACATAATCAAAAAATGGCACGACTATTTGAGAAAATAACTTTAAAAATCATACAAAAATCTCTTGGTGAATTTGCATATAGCCATCATTTTGGCTTTCCTAGGGAAGATGGTCTAGGTATTATCGATGCGATGAATCAATTACAATCTCAATTAGATCTTAAAAATGAAATGAATGTAAGTTTATTGCCTTATAATATTCAAGATCTAAATAAACAAAAAGATCTTGGTATTGACCAAATAATATGGATTAAAAGACCAGATAGTCGTAAACACTCTCATCTTTTTTTATTAGGTCAGTGTGCGTGTGGACAAGACTATGTGCAAAAATATCATGATATAGATTTAAAAAAGATAGAAAGCTATTTCCGACCATTTACATATGTTCAACCTGTCAAAGTTATGAGTGTTCCATTCATTTTATCTGATAATGAAATAAATAGAGTTTCTTCTAGTGCAGGTTGGTTATTTGATAGAGTTTCACTATCTAGTCTCTATATAAAATTTAATGACATTCGAGAAGAATTTAATAATCAGATAATTGAATTAATTTCTAATTCAATACCACATGGAGAAAAATTTAAAGCCTCTTATTTCTTTGAAACTCTTCAACATGGAACTGGCAACCAAACTCCACAACAAATCCCAATATCTTCTCCTATAGTAAAAACTTAAGTTTTCTAGCTATTACTTCAAATAGTGGTGGTGGAACTGCATTCCCTACCACCTTATATTTATTTTCGAGAGAAGTTTCATTTTCTCTAGGAAATATTAAATCATTAAATCCTTGGATTCTTGCTGCCTCTTTATAAGTAAAACGACGTGCTGGTGCATCAGAAACAAATTCCCAATGATCCTGACTAATTTTAACCATATCTGGGCTTATGGGATGTAGTAACATATGCCTCGGACTACTCACCATTGTTCGAGATGTTTCATCCCAATTACGCTTTCTATTACGAGACATATAATACCAATGAAAACCATAATCATAATATTCACTTTTTTCTGGCCATAGTGGTAATCCTTCAAGTGCTTCTCGAATAGTTTTCTTAGGTATTAATTCTGTTCCGTGAGTCGGCTCAGGAAAAAGAAAATTTAATTGTAAATCATTACGGGTTCCTACAATAAAAATTCTTTTTCGTTCTTGTGCTACACCATAATCTGCTGCATTAAGAACTTTAAATACTACATTATAGCCCGCTTCAGAAAAAACTTTTATTTGATCCTTAAGCAAATGATCAAATGTTGTTCTTGTCATACCTGAAACATTCTCAACTATAAATGCTTTAGGTTTAATTAAATTTAGCGCCCTAGCAAATTCTAAATACAAATAATTCAGTTTATTATCTGCTTGGCGCTTCCCACCTTGGCTAAATCCTTGGCAAGGATAACATCCTGCCAATACATCAGCTGATGGAAAGCTCTTAACTATTTCTATATTCTGTAGAAGATAATCCGTTTCGGGATGATTTGCCTCATAAACCTCTTTTGCATAAGGTAAAATATCATTGGCCATCACGACTTCAAAGCCAGCTTTAATTAGACCAGCATCTGAGCCACCACAACCTGAGAACAATGATACAGCTTTCATTTTCTTCCTTTTACACTTTATTTAAATATATTCATGACAGGCTTTGCTAACATGCCTTTAATATACTTTCTCAAGTGGTGAATAGTAACTTAAGCGCAAAAAAATCTCTATAACTGCCTTATAGAATCTTAATCAAATGCGACAATTATTGTCGGTTTTTGAATGGAGTTTCTCGCATCAAAATAATAAAAATTACCTTTTTTGTAAAAATATCTTGCACTAAATTACCATTTAGGTAATATATATCTCACAGACAACAAAAAGCCTCTGACTACGGCTAAGAGATCAGAGGCTTTTCACAACAGCGGAGATAAATATGTCACAACACCCTATCCCAAATCAAGCAGTAAGCAAACTTCGTTACCCAACGCCTACAAGCACACCTACGCCAAAAGAAAAAATTAAGGCAGTCGCACGTATAGCCCTTGGCTACGCTGCCCTTACAGGAATCACCTGCCTTGCCCTTACTGGTGCCTATGCACTGGTCATCGGCTGGTAAGCAAACCAACGTAACAAACTGAAACAGCAAACGAAATTAACGTACAAAATTTAGACAAAATATTCATCTAAATTTCAATTTCGGTTGCATAAGCAACGATTCAACAAATTTTAAAAGGAATACTACCATGAATGCACAAGCGCAATTTTTAACGATCACTCCGGAACAACTTAAAGAGTTTGAACGGAAGATAGAGTTTCTCAGCTTTGATGTGGGATGTACAAACGACATTCTTAATCAAATGGGAACATTATTCTGCCTTATTGCGAAACTAGCAGAAGATGAAAATGGAGCTTCTATTATTCAAATTAGAGACTTGGCAAGGCTCGGGCATTTTACCTGTGATAGCTGGTCTAGCTGTGTGGATTCCATAGAGGAAAATGTCAAAAAACTTTCTCCACTCGAAACAGTCAAAGCCTAACCACAAGGATTTAAGAGGATATTATTATGAATGCAAAAGTAGATATCAAAAACCTTACCCAAGCACAGCTAGGACCAGATCAAGTGATGGTTTCAAAATCACATCTGGAAGCCCTAATCGCTCTTTGCAATGAAATGGAAGGTGCTTTCATTGAGTTGAGTATCTTATTTTCTTCTATCCAGAAAACTTCTGAGTGCTATAGGGCACAAACATTGGGAGATTTAGGTGCAATTCGTGCCAACCATTGGCAAGAACAGTGGGCGGAAGAAGTCCTTTCTCCACGAGTCCACTTTTCTAATGTACTTAATAAAGCATAGGAGAATACGACATGAACGCACCATTCGATCCAAAAAAAGCACCTCAATTAAAGCCAACAAAAACCGTAGTAGATTGTTTAGAAGATGCTTCGTGTGTTATTGGCACCTTAAGATCAGCACTACTGCATACAGTTACTAGCTATGAACAATGGGGCTTAACTGATGAAAAAACTGAATTAATGCTTACAGTAAGTATAAATATTTCAAAAAAGTTCTTAAGGGAAATAGATCAAGCATCATTGATTGGATTTGATTATTTAACAGATTTTCAACAGCAAATGGATGGAGTAATTGTAGCCATAGAAGAAATTTCTAAATTCTTCTTAGTAAAAAGCCACACTGTTAGTGCTTTGTATGGTGTGTATTACGCAGTCCAATATATCTATGACAATCTATCAGAATGTATTAACAACTCTCTTAATACTTCAACTCCAATTCAATAATAAAAGGAATCACACTATGAACGCTATCGTAACTCCGCAACCAGATCCTAAAAAGAATGGAAGTAAAGCTGAACTTCCAGAAAAATTACCTACGACAAGAAGCCGTGTTGCAATGGATTTATGTAATGCCTACGCTCTGGGAGCAGCCGACTTAGAGTGGGCGCATTATATGGTCGGTGATCTTAAAGATAAGTTCTTTGAACTCCGAGAATGTATGCAAAAAAATTATCATATTCATGAGATTCATTTTGAAAAATTAACTGCATTTTTTAAGATGTATGAATTTTTCCTTGAAGAACGACAAAGATGTCATCAAGAAATCGCAGAAAAATACAGTGAAGAATCCAAACAATTACCATCGCAACCTTTAGGCAGAAGCTAGGAGTCCGCATGAACAGCATCGTGAAATTTCCAACACCGCCCATGCCGGAACCACAGCCAGAATTACCCGTGGATCTAAACGATCCTATGGTAAAGGCACTTCTTGCCGAAGCAGATGACATGGTGTCATTTGACCTCAACACCAGCAATATTGAGGAATTACGCCTTAATACCCGGTTAATGCTGGTACGGGCATATTACGACAACAAACGCTATCGGATGATCATGCAGCTACTGCGTGTCATCTTAAGCGACCACCGTAAAAAAGAACTGGCCAAGTACCTAAGTTCGGGCAAATCGGATGACAAAGCCGCAGCCAAGGCACTGGCATTTAATCGGGCAATCTGTTTAATTCCCCGAAAATTTCCATCTAGCCTGTTAAATCCACAGGAACCACACAATGCAACCTGAATTAAAACCGTCTCCACGTGCTTGCACTACCCCGGTAGTGCAAGCCCAACAACGTTTATAAACAGCGAGATAAACTATGGGATCAATGGTTGATGAAGTAGATTGGGTCACACCGGAGCGTTTTTGCGAACTCATCGGAGAACAGCCCTCCAATCTGAAAAATCTACGCCCACAGTGGGAAGAAGGCAAAGTCTGGGCAAAGATTTCAAAACGTCGTATTTTGTACTCAATTAAAGGGTTTAATCAATGGGTAGAACACACAGCTCAGAATATCCAAAAGGAACAAGAGCAAAACGCGGCAGTATCCAGATTAACTTTACTTGGCACGGCGAACGAATCTGGCTCGTCCTCCCGCTTAAAGACCACTACGCTAATTTCGCCAAAGCATCTAAGATTAGAGCGGAATTAATCCAGAAAGCACAATTCGGTATCCTCACTGCCAAGGATATCGAACAAGTCACCGGACGGCCATTTAAGAATGCTGAGGAAGAAGACGACACAATTATCCCGTCCAGCCAACCGACATTTGCCTACTACGCCCAGCAATACCTATACGACCTCAACGACCATACCATCGGTACCAAAGAAAAATACCTATCCATTCTAGAGCGAATCTGGATGCCACTCTTTGCCGAAATGCCAATCGATACCATCAGCAGCCAGATGCTACGCAATGCCGTGAATAATCGGGAATGGTCATCGGCCAAAGTCAGGAACGATGCCCTGATCCCGTTACGTGGTACCTTCCTACTGGCCTTTGATGATGAAGTGATTGATAAGAACCCATGCGACCGCTTAAAAAACCAGAAAAACAAGGAATCCATACCCGATCCATTTACTACCGGCGAACGGGACCTGTTACTACAATGGTTAAAAAGCCAGTACCTCACCGAACGCCCGGTGATTTACCTGTATTTTAAAGTAGCTTTCTGAACTGGTTGCCGCCCTTCCGAACTCATTGCCCTTACCTGGCAAGATGTCGATATGCACAATAAACAGATCCTGATCAATAAAGGTCGGGTCAAGGGTGTGGACCAAGCTGCTACCAAAACCAAAAAGGAACGCTTTGTCGATCTTAACGAGGAAGCTTTTGATGCCTTTGTACAGTTACGGCAATTGTCGTATCTAAAATATGACCATGTCTTTATTTGTGCCGAAACCCATGAGAAATACACCACAGAACAATCATTATATAAAAACTTTAAACAGGCCATGAAAGCAACTGGTGTACGCTATCGCCCTGCCTATAATGCCAGACATACCTATGCCACCGTCTGCCTGATGAATGGCTTAAATCCGGTCTATGTGGCTGCACAGCTCGGGCATAGTCTGGTCATGCTGATGAAACGCTACGCACGCTGGATCAATTCGGATAAGAATAAAGAAGAAATTGCCAAGTTGAGTAAGACCAATGCTCACACGTTTCAAAATGGAAAGTTAAAAATTAGCTAAGTCTAATCGTCATGATTCATTGACCAGTTAGACTAATACGAGAACCATCTGGCAAGGTGGCATTGATTTCTAGATTTGCCCCAAGCACCTGTAAATATTGACGCAAAGTTGAAAGCTGAATATCTGCACGTTTTTCCAGTTGTGCAACTGTAGGTTGTTTAATATGCATTGCATCTGCAACCTGTGCTTGTGTAAAGCCCAGTTTTTTACGTAGATGTGCCAGACGGATTGCTGTAATCATGTCACTTGCTTTGGCTTCAATAATCGCTTGATCTTCCAAAGATAGTGTATCCATGAGTTCACTGATTGGTTTTGCCAT